ATCCCTTACAACCGCCGCCTCAATACCCTTTGACAATATCGTGTCGTACAAAATTCCAGAGTGATACGGAATTGTCATCTCGACTTCACCGGGGGTATGCCATCGCCTAATCCATTTCATGATTGGGTCTTTTAACGCTCCGGTTCTCGCAAAAGCAGGAGTGCGAATATAAACCATGACATCCATGTTTACACCCCCTGATATCGCATATCGTCATAATAGAGCATGAAATACACGTAATCCGTATTCGATGCGTCGCCTCTGAGATAGCAATCTCCGACCGGAATCTTAAGCCATGTTGCATCTTCCGGAACATCATTGAAGATATTTGTTTCGATCCCATCCCGCAAAAGCGTTGCGGTTATAGCATCGTCGTCTGTGTCTATTGTTACAACGTCCCCCGCAAGCATGTCGTAGTCGATGTAGAAATATTCCTGCGTTAGAACATTTATGAGCTTTGGATTTGAAACGGCTGAAATTGCGGTTATAACAATTCTTATCGGCAACTCGTAATCGCCCGTATTTACAATGTGCGCCAGCAGGGATGCGGTTTGATAAGTAAATTCAATGCCCTCTTCCGGGATCTCAAGCGGGAATTCAATATTGTCCTGCCACGCCGCGATCCCAGTAGCAACCTGTGATTCACCGTCTCCGTTACGCCAGAAAGGGGATGCGCAGAAAAACACAATCTCAAAATCCGGGAAGATATCTCCGCTTGGATCAGGTGCTTCTTTGACAACGCACGGGATGTATCTCGTATACAAAGAGTTTTCATAGACCAGCTTCCCGGTTGCGAGCGGCTTCGTCGCACGAAGAAGTGTCTCTCGCGCTTGCGCGACATCATCTTCGATATCCGTGTTGATCTGACCAATGAGCGTTATGGATTGGGAAAGAAGATGGTCCCCTGTAATCCTCGATCCCGGCCTTGATGTTTTTTGCGTCGTATATATGTCGGCGGATTGCCCGCCCATACCTTCCTGATCTTTCCAGAAATAAACCGAATCGGGCGAGAGCTCTATGCTCCCGCCCTCGTAAACGAACTTTATCTTTTCGTCTTGTCTCATGTGATGTTCCTCAACTCTTTACGTGCCAACCTTGCGAGCTCATATTCGTCGGGTTGCTTTGGCGTAATGATGTTCTGAGTGAAGTTGGTGGTTCTTGAAGCCGATCCGGCGGACGATCCAGTTGACCTAGCCCCGGATTTCTTATCGACATTTGTAGCAACATCAAAGTCGCTCGCGGTAGGAGCAGTCCCCTTGAGCATATTCCTCATGGCTCTATAGGATGTCGCCTCGGACTTTGTGAGAACCATTTCACCTTCATGCGCTCTAAACAAATAATCGTCATAAGGTACATAGTCGAGTCCGCCTTTGTGCCCAAGGATATAGCCCGTACTGATAGGGTTTCCGTTTTTGAATCCCCCGTAGCTGAAAGAGATTCCGTTTTTGAATCCCCCGGTGCTGAATACGATGTTCACGCCGATTGTGATCGATGTTGGGATTTCGGATATCGCCCTTGCGATTTCTTGCGCCATATAGACGATGTCTTTTCTTACTCCGCCGATGGCTTGCCCCATATCGTAATGTAAGCGTTGTAGAAAAGTGCTGAACGAATTTGATATCTCGGTGAACCCCTGCGAGAAAGCCGTAGAAAGTGCGCTTGAGGCGTCGCTGTAATCCATTGTGCTTATCTCGTCAACTACCTTTTGTCCTGCCTGAGCACCCGCTCCAGCCGCGGATGAATTTACTTCGGCCTGAACAGACTCGATGGCGTCAGTAACTTTGTCCTTAATTACTGATGTGTCCACAGATTGTATAACGATATCTGCCGCTTGGCTTTGCGCGAGAGCAGACTGTTCTGAAAATTCCTTTCGCGCTTGCGCATTTGCCGCATAAGCATCGTTTAACTCCTGAATCTTGTCAGTTGTTCCTTTGACAATAGAATTAAGAATCTGAGCGTTCTCTTCGGTTGGTTTTGCAAACTGAGACAGGAGACCTTCGTCCAGTCCCATTTCTTGCGCTTTTTTCAGGTTCGCACTGTAACTGTCCCAGAAGTTCGTTTGTGATTTTTCGCCCTTAATATAGTAGTCGATGTTTTTCTTCGACGCGCCATCGAGCTTGTCACCGAATCCGGCAACACTGTCGGCGGCCGCGTTGATATTCTCAACTAATTTTTGATATTCTTCCGCGTTTTGCGCGACGGATTCGGAAGAATCGTCCGTAGCATCTGTGTTTCCATCGATCGCATCCGTTGCCCCGGTAATTGATTCCGTCAGGTTATCGTACTTTTCCTTCTGATCAGAGACGGCTTCTTGTTGGGTTTTCTGTTCGCCTTCAAGCCGTTTAATCTCTTTACGCAGAGCAATTGCCTGAGCATTTTCAAGTAGAAACCGATTTCCGTTTGGATCTTCAACGTATCTCGTGTTTGCGTTATATCTCGCTTGCGCATCTGCGAGGTCTTGCGTGGTTTCCTTTAGAGCATTCTGAGCGTCTTGCAACTCTATTAAAGACTCTACCTGTCTGTCGATCATCGCAGCTTGATATGCCTGCTCAAACATGGCTTGAGTCTGATCACGGATTGCCTCCGTTGTCATGTTGAGCGTTCCGGTGGTTTCGTCGTACGTAAGGTTCAAATCTGAGACCGCCGTATTAAGTTGATCGACCACATTCTTAATCTCGGCGGAGTTGTTTTTATTCGTGCCTTGGGCTGCGGTCAGTATTTCGAGCTGTGTAATAAGCCCATCAACTGCGTCACCCTCGGCTTCGATACTGGAAATGCGGTCATCAAACGCCTTTGACGTTGATTCCATTTCGCTTCGCAATTCCTTGTTCGCTCGTATCTGATCTTCATACTTTTCTGTCCCATAATCAGTTGCGGACGCTGCCGCATATATTCCCGCCGTAAGCGCTGCCAGTGCGATGATGACAATCCCAATCGGACTCGCAGCGAGCGCCGCATGAAGCGCCACAATAGCGGGGATAACGATATTTAACGCCACCGAAGTACCAGTAAGCGCTATCGCAAGTGTCGCAAGCGCAGCCGCGAATCCAACGATCCCCTGTATCGCCGCAGGGTTCTCTTCCAAGAATGCATTGATCGCATCAACCCAATCGGTCAAATCTGAAACCGAGTTCCTAATAAACGGATTGAGCTGATTCCCTATTGTAATTCCAAGAAGATTGGTGGAGTTTTTTAACAGCTGTATTTTGCTATCAGTCGTGTCATAGCGTTTTGACGCTTCTTCCGTGAGTGCGGTGTTTTCTTGGAAAGCGGTACTCGATAGTTCAATTGCGCTCGCAAGATCGCCCTGTGATGCTGATAATCTAAGCAACGCATCTCTCTGCCGAATCTCGGTGATCCCCATATCGCTAAGAACCGCAATGGCCTTGTCTCCGCTCTTTGCAAGCCCGTCCACGAACGCCGTAAACGCTCCGGTGGCATCTTCTTTGAACATGCTCGCAAACTGCTCTGCGGTCATGCCTGCGACTTCCGCGTACTTCTCAAGGTCTTTTATGTTGGTGTTGGCAGCAACCGAGATTTCAGACAGCGTTCTGCTGATTGCGGTTCCGCCTGCCTGCGACTCAAGTCCGGCAGAAGTGAGGGACGCGGCAAACGCCATGATGTCGGATGTACTCATGCCGACAAGGTGTCCAGCTGCCGCAATGCCCATCGCCATATCGACAATTTCAGATTCCAATGCTGAGGAATTGTTGCCCAGCTCAACGATTGACGATCCCAGATTGTCGTACTCGTCGGCGGTCATGCCGGTGATCTTCGCAAATCTCGCGAGTTGAGTTGCCGCCTGTTCAGCAGTTAAGTTTGTCGAAACGCCGAGTGCCGCCATTACCTCGCTAAAGCTTGTTACGTTTTCGGTCGCAATCCCGAGCTGTCCGGCAGTTTCGGCGATCTTAGCCAGTTCGGTTGTCGTAAGCGGGATTTCCGTGGACATCTTAAGGATTTCATCGTTGATCTGCGCCAACTGCTCTGGTGTACCTTCTACGGTCTTTTTAACGCCTGTAAATGCAGATTCCCATTCAATCGACGCATCGACAGCCTGCTTGAACAGATCAACAAGTTTTTCAACGCTTATGTACAGTCCCGCCGACATGAGCGTTTGCGCCAAACCGTCGAACGCTTCTTTACCGGTTTTGCCGAACTGCTTTGTTTCTTCTCCTGCTTGAGCGACTTTCTTCCCGTATTGATCGATCGAGGATGCCGTCCCGGTTGCGGATTTCTTCGCCTCTTCAAGGTACTTGGCGTTATCTTTCAGTTGGTTATCTAATTTCGCAACTTCCGTCTCAGCTTTGGTCACATCTCCGCTGTACTTAGCTGTTGCGTTTTGAGCCTTTTGCAAGTTCTCCTGAGCGGTGATTAATTGCTTAGCGAGCTTTCCTTCGGCATCACCCTCTGACGCTATACGGGTCTTTAGAGTGTCGATTTCTTTTGAATACTTCTCAACTGCGCTTTTTGCGGTTTCATTGGCGGTTTTAACAAGAGCAACCTTCGACTTGGCCGTTTCATAAAGCGCATTCAATGCCTGCTGCTTAGCAACCAGTGCCGACATTGAATTGGATTGCCCCTTGAATTGTTCGTCCAAAAGCCTGACGCCGGAGCGAAGATTTGACATTTCACGATTTACATTCGTCAGCGCGGCTTTGTATTGCTGCTCTCCATCAATCTTGAGCAATGTAGATACAACGCGTTCAGGCATCCTTCTCACTCCTTTGCTTTTGGACTTCCAACATATCCATAATTATTCCGATCGGTGTTTTATACGCTTCTTCAACGGAAAGCCCAAGCACCGTAACAGCAGCCACAAGAAAATGCGCGCGAGTAGCACTCTTGCCTTTTTTTTTTCGATTTTTGCCAAGGTCTTGCTGACCGTTTCCGGCTTGACTTCTCTTCGGTTCGCTCTGACAATTGCCTGAATAACCGCCGTCTCAAGCAACAATGTTTCAAGAGGCGTATATTCCTTGTTGTCATAGGTCTCGGAAGAACCGGCAGCTTTTGCCATTTCGTTAGCAAGATAGAAAATGGCGCTCGATTTCTCGGCGCCGGTTAAATCCAGGATTTCATCTATATTCAGTTCGTATTTATCCATCGCGTCATACATAACGCTGGCGGTGTAAAGGAACCTGTGTTTCTTTCCGAGCAAATCAAATTCAAGCGTTCTTTCCATGCTTCCTCCAATGAAAAAAGGGGAGAGGTGCATTGCCTCTCCCCGCGTCGGTTACGCGGTCTTGATGATCGCGATTTCGTGATTCGCCGCAATCGAACTGATGGTATAGGCCCCATCGGTGAGCGTGACGGCCACGCCATTGTCGTAAACGGCAGTAGGCGTTCCCGTAACCGTAATGACGAGGTTGCCGCCAGACGCGACAAAGTTTGTTCCATCCTTGTCGGCGCTGATCCCATCGCCCTGCACCATGACATCGACGCGATAGACCGTTGCAACGTTGAGAAGAGTTCTGCACCACGCAAGCGCGGCCGCGAGAGTGGTTAATTCTTCCTCAACCTTCCAATCTCCATCCGTGTCAGAGAACAGTTCGAACGGAAGCTGACGTGTCTGGAATGTAACCCCGTTCTCTTTCGTTTTCGCAGACTTATTGGATAGTTTGGCTTTTGCCTTGAGATACGCAGTGCAACGGAAAAATGTTTCGTCGTCTTCGTTCTCAAGTTCCTCGATCGTAGCGATACCGACATACGGGGGTTTATCGTTCTCGCCGTAAACGAGCTTCGTTCCATCCATCCGGCAACCGAGCAGGGCAATCGATGCCGCTGCATCAAGTTCGTCCATCGTCGGCGTAAACGTTCCGCCCGTGAACTTGGAACGGTAATGCTTTCGAGATCCATTCAGCCATAATTCGCCGGAAGCAACCGTTACTGCTTCGTCGGCGGATGCAAGCTGTGCGACTTCAAATCCAGTGCCATAGGTCGGGAGACCGCCTCCGGCATCAGAGGAAATAGGAGCTGCGAATAAATATTCGCACCCCACTACAGTTTTGTTCATTTCTTACCTCCTGATTTATTCAAGTTGACTTGCGACGTAATCTGCAAAGATGCTTGCGGCGATTTCCGCACATTCATCAGCTTTATCTTCATTTGCTCTTGCGATGAAGTTTCTCCTAGACATGCGTTGTCCGCCAGCACCATCGCCAATTCCGTATTCGTTAAAGAATGCAACCTCGGCGTTTCGGGTCTTGCCTCCGCGTCGAGTTCCAAAAAACGCGATTTTGATCCCGCGAGAACCTTCCCTAGAAAACGGGCTCGTTACACGAATCGCCGATCGCGTTGTTCCAGTCCCGTATCCCCTTTCATTCAGCATCGTCCCGGCGTTCTTTCTTTGCTCATTCGCCACGATATTTGCCTGCGCAACGAGTATCGAGTCCTGAACCTCATAAGAGGCCTCGCTATACTTCGAAGAAAGGCGACCCGTGGTCGAAACGACTTTCGATCCTCCAACCAGAGTGTCTTTTTCCAAAATAAACCTAGCCATTAGATCTTCCTCGCACATGAAAACTCGAAGATGATCCGAGTCTCAACCGTTCCTTCGCTTTCCTTGTCGTTGCTCGCGTCAATCAAGTCCGGGTATGAAAATCCAGCGGAGAATAGCGCGTCTTTTATGGAATCTCTTATCGATACATCGTCATAAGTGATCGGAGCAACAAGGTGCAGCACGATCGAATATCGTACTTTTGTCGGTCTGTTGTTTCTAAACCGAGTTGGGACAGAATCAACCATGAGAATGAAATACGTTGATGCTGTTCCAGTATTCCTTTTCCGATACACCGGAATGCCAGTGAAAGAAACCGCCGTGCTGACGTCCGCTTCTACGCTCATGCAGGGATCACCCGCTTTACTTTGATTTCCAGCCACCTATTCCGCTGCTCAACGTTGTCTATGCTCACAATCTCCCACGGATCAGACCCCTTATATACAAGCTGTCTTTCGTTGACCAACGGGGAATAGCGCATTGTGATCGTCGCGAGTTCTCCAAGATTGAGCCTCATGTTGTCAACCGTCTCCGTTCCATGCGCGTTCTGCCATAGGCATTTGGCGACTAAAACAGTAGATTCGGAACACGTTGGTGTTTTGTTCACATCCGTGCCGTTGGTTACGGATTTGATTGTGATGCTGGTCTTGAGTTTTCCAATCGGAGCTTCTTTCATAGAAAGAACACCTTCTTGCTGTCCAGCATGAGATTCACCTTGTCTTCCACGTTCTTTGGAAGCTCCTTGTCGCCACGGTTGTCGTACCAGTAAGCAATCAATACGAGCATCGCCCGGCGGATGACGCGGGGAAGAGCGGTATGCCCTGCGGTATAGGTGATCTTAATCGGTTTCGCTATGCTTGGAATAAAATAAGGCAGTTCCTTGAATGCCAACTTCCCGCAGCTTTCATCGAGCTTATAGTTGTCCGCACTCATGGTTGTCTCGGCTCCGTCATAGTCCGTATATTTCACGGACAATATCCCAACGATTGGATGCATCGGTAGCTGCATCTCATAGCTGAATTTCTCAGGGAATGCTTCGATAGTCTGCGCCGCCAGTGCTCGGCCTGTGATTCCTTCGCAGTATTCTCGCGCGTCTTTAATGAGATCGCCGATGTACGTATCGTCGGAGACATCAATAGCGGTGACATGTGCTTTCGCCTCTGTAGAGGTAAGCAGTTCGTCGGAAGGCGGCACCGATACGACGTAGTACATATTCACTTCCCCTTTTTCTTTTTTTTAGGCGCTTCGGTCGGTACTTCCAGAGACACAGCAAACCCGCTATTAATCAGCAACTTCGCTTCCGTTTCCGAAACGTCAATGATAGAACCAGGGCGAATGTTTCCACCCGCCCCGGCCGTGCTTTTAAGCATTTTTACTTTCATTCGGTCTCAACCTGTTTGAAGGCTTGCAGCGTGTCAATGATCGCCGCAATTGCCGTTCTTGCTTCGGCATCCACAGTTGTGCCGTCTGCCGGGTCGGCAATCAGCGCATGCGCCGTGCCACTCGCCACGACCGCACCAACCCCGTCGAGCTTATTCAGCTCGTCAGCGGTAGCCGTCACTTCAGTTCCATTGATAGCAACCTTCTTGATGTCGAGCGTTGCCGCAGAAGCGTCGAAACGCGCGATTTCATTCCCGCTCTGGTCGAAAAAGACAAGATCGCTATCAACCCATTTGCTTGTTACACCGGAGTACATACGTTACCTCCTTAGACGATGCGGCTTTCGGGAACGTCCTTATCCTCGCGCACTTCGAGCGGGATGAACAGAAGCCCCGCAAGCACGGGGGAGTCGGTGGACTCGACAGCCTTCAGGCGAACGTAGCCGTAGCCGGAAGCGCCAAGACGCGCGGCATCGACGTAGAACACGTTGACCTGAGACGAACCAGCGGTCAACGCAACTCCAGAAGAAGTTGCTTTTCCGAGTGCGGCAAAGGCATCTGCGCTCGTGTTCTTCTGATACTCGAACGCGATTGCGGACGTGTTGGTCGGAACCACGTCGTCGCATGCCTCAATGGTGATGGTGGACACGCCCGTGGCTCCGACGCCCTTATACAGGACAAATGCGCCGCGGATGATGTTCTTCATGTTGATGACATCGCTGTACACGGTTCCGGTCAGCGCGTCAGCAACAGGGTCAAGCCCTTTAACGGGATGTAAATATTTCATGTTGTACCTCCTTTACGCGCGGGCTGCGAGGCCAACGAACGGGGACAGCGTGGCCGAGCCTTTATACGGGGTGATCGCGGAGTCGAGAGCGGGCTTGCCGTCAACTCTGTAGGTGACACGGAACGTCATCTCGTCGGTTAGGAACTGAACGTGCATCGAAGAAGCAAACTTCATGCCGCCCTTCGTCGCGAGGTAGTACATGCCGGGATCAACGAGATTGATATCGCCGACATCACCCAGCGCGTCGCACTGTTCCATGACCATGACCGGACGGCCTTTGATCGTGCCTTTTGTGAGGTATTCCATCGCCAGCGGGGAGATCGTGCCACCTGTGCCAATTGCGAACGACAGCGCGTCAAGCTGCGGCTCAACCTCGTGATTGATGAGCCAAACTGCGCGAGAGCGCGAAGACGGAAGCATGCGGTTCCACATCTTGGAGATGTTCTCACTCACAACCGTGTCGGCTGCCTGATTCGTTTCCTTCGCCTGCTGGATGTAGCAACCGGAATTCTTGAATCCAAGCATCTGACCAGCGCCCGTGCCGCGAATGAGTGCATCAACCGCCACGAACTGCACTTCCTCGCCGAACGACTGCGTGAGGATAGATTCCATCGCAGAAGAGTCAGCGAGAAGTTCATCGGTTGCGTAGTACAGAGCCATGAGCTTGTTCAGGCTGAGTTCGATCTTCTTGAACTTAGGTTTGGACGCGTTGACGGATTCAGCTTCATCTGCCCAGTAAGCACGTACGCCGCCCCAGCGCGAACCGGTTGCACGGCTCGTCTCGTCAACCCCGTTAAGCTTCACGCTGTTTGCGCTTCCGCTGATCGGAATTGGACGGCACAGGCTGAGGATGTTGCTCGGTGCAAACATGATCTTTTCGATTGCCTCGATGAAGTCCTGCTGCACGAGGAATCCGCCCTCGGATGCAACGCCCTCGTTCGCGCCGCTTGCGTTCTGAACCTTCAACAGCCGCTCGTCAACGGTCGCACCGGCCTTTGCCGCGTTCTTGATCGCGACAAGCTGTTCACCGAAACTCTTGAACGGGCGCGTCTCGTTGACCACGACATGTACAGGCTTGTTCACGGGATTGGTATCCTTGATCTCGTCGCCATCCTCGTCGAAGTTCTTTCCATCGTCGAGCTGTTCCTGCGCCGCGATTCTGGCTTTTACCGCCTTGAGCGCATCCGTTTTTGCGGTGATCGCTTCGGCGGTTGCATCTTTCTTGTCCTGAATCTCACGCGCTTCTTTCGTGGCCACAGAGAGTTCAGTTTCAAGATCCTTCATTGCTTTGGATTTCATTCATTGCCTCCTTCGTTTTTGTGCAAAAAAATAAGCCCTAGAGTTCGCACTCAAGAGCCAGTTTCGCCCTCAAAACAGCCGTGTCATCGGGCGGTTCTGACGGTTTATAAAGCGCAACCATGCGCTTCATAGCATCGGTGTCGCTGCTGGAAAGTTTCTTTCTGTCGAACATCATCTCGACAGACTTCACATCACCGTACAGCATCGCATCGGCAAAACCCTCATTGATCGCGGTTGCCGCGCTCATATAGGTTTCCGCGTCCATCATGTCGGATATTTCCTTTGCCGTTTTCCCTGTTCTGAGCATATAGGCGTTCATAATGCACTTCTTGACTTCGTCAAGGACATCAGCCGTCTTTCTTAGGTCGGATGCATATCCGTACACTTCGCATAGCGGGTTATGAAACATAAGAATTGCAGATGGCGAAACCATCAACTTACCTTTTGCCGCCGCCATCATTGGAAGAGTTGCAGCGGACATCGCCTTTTCGGTTTTCACAGTAACCTCTCCGCTATATTCCTTGAGCGAGTTGTACATCCCGGATGCAGCAAACACGCTCCCGCCTTGACTATTGATCCAGACGGTGAGTGGCTTCCCATTGAGCTTCTTCAGCTCATCCCTGAAAGCGTTCGGAGCAGGTGCCTTAATCCCGAACCACTCCATAATCCACATGTCATCGTCATCTACAATTTCGCCATCAATTCGCAGCTCCGCGCTCTCCGGCTCTTTGTCGGTCGCCTGAATCACTTTGAAATCCCAAAATCTCAACCAGTATCAACTCCTTCTTTCATGGTGTTTTTGATTAAAGCAATTAATTCATCTCGGTTCGTGACGTTTTTGGCACCTACTTCAACGAGGTTCGACGGCCTGTAGTACGTCTGACCTCCTCCGTTCGGTATAGGATCTTTATTCTCAAGTTCGCGAATCTCATCGGCGTTCATCCAGCCATTTTGCACACCGGATGCATATAGGCGCGATCTTCCGAGCGCGTCTCCGCGCATAAGTCCGTCTATCTTAAACTCGAAGTAATACCCTTTCTTGACCTGCTGCGGCGTAAGGAGTTGAGCGTTGATATTTTCTTCGGCGCGCCGGAAGATCGGAAGCATGGTATACATGACAAACTCAAGACCCTGATGCTCGATGTTGTTGTTTGTCGATCTGTCGAGCTTGTTCACTAAGTGCTGCGGAACGCGATAAATGCGGCAGATGTCCTCAATCTGGAAATACTTGGATTCGACAAGCTGCGCATCCATCGGGGATATGCTCATTGACTTCCAAGTCATCCCGCCTTCAAGGATCATCGGCTTTCCAGCATTCACCATTCCCGCATGAGCTTCCTCGACGCTTTTCTTTAGGCGTTCGTATGCTGTGTCTTCAAGTTTTCCGGGGTGCTCAAGCACTCCACCCGGCGTTGCTGCGTTCTTGTAAAAGTTCACGCCGTACGATTCGTAGGAAAGACCGAGGCGCACAGAGCTTGCAGCATAGGATAGGGGAGATAGTCCGATCACACCGTCAAAGCTCAGGTTTGGGATGTGGAACACCTGCGACCGCGCGAGCGTTCGCTTTTCGGTTTTACCGGTGATCTCATACACCAACTCGGCGGTTTTCTCATCACGTTTGATAACAACGGATTGATGAGGATACGGCCTCAGCCCGACAAACTCACCGGCCTTGTTGTAAAGCCTCTCGCAAACCGCGTTCCCCCCCGCGCAGAAATTCGCCATCACGGTTTCCCAGAACGTGTAAGCACACATCTCGTCGTTGGGTCTGACGTGAAGGATCGAATTGATGTCCTCGTTCGTCATGTGCGTACGCTTACCGTTTTTGTCTTTTTGGTATAGCAGCAGCGGGACGCTTGCAAACGTCTCAGATAGAACGCGAATGCACGCGTTTACCGCCGAGTATTTCATGGCCGTTTCAGTGTCCATTGCCACCGGAGTGTCTTCTCCAAATAAAAACGCCCGCTGGTGATCAGCGAGCGTTCCTGTTGCAAGCACTTTGAGACGGTCTATCAGACTTAGCTTCATAGCCCCTCCTATAAAATTCTCATACCTCGCTCTTGATAAACGCTTGTGGTGTCTTCATTCTTAATCAAACACACAAGCGCATTGATTGTCGCCGCGAGCGGGTCTATACGCTGAGAGTCATCTTTGTGACGTTTCGATAGTTTGATGTCTCCGTATGTGTTCTTCGCCTCGATTGCGTTTGCTAGGCACCAACGCGCAAGCGGAGATCCATCGTGAACGATCTTCTTTTGCAGCACCAGCTCCCGAAATCGTTTCGTCGCTTGATTGAGCGACGCCGCTGTTTGCGGGATCTCGACAACCTTTTCTTCGTTGTTGTATCGGTCGCGAAGATGAATCGCCAAATCGATTGCGTTATGTCCGTCATAACCGATCATCAAGCATCTCCACCCATAGTCTTCTTCGCGTTCATAAATCCATTGCTCGACGTAAGAGTTGTCGGTGACATCGCCGGGCGTAAGCGTCACCCACCCGTCACGCGCCCAATCCTTATAAGGAACGCGGTCGGAATGCTCGTGTTCTGTTGCTCTGTTCTGAGGCATAAACCCATACATTGAAACGGCAATTCGTCCATCTTTAAGGTTCGCTGCATATCCGGTCCCGGAAAGGTCGAGAACCTTTCCGAGGTCAAATCCGTAATATCCTTCACTTCCTCTGGTGATTTCTGCAAATTCCTCCCGTGTCACTCGGCAGGCCTCCCACGCTTCCATGCAGCCAGAGAAGTATTTATTCTCGCTGTCGGTTTGCCAGCGGTTCATGCGCATGATCAGAAACTCGCGAATCTTCGACGCGTCGCCAGATCCATACGCGTTATCGTGCTCGCTTAAAACCTGATCGAAAAGGCGACGAGCATAATCGCCCATCGCCCTAAAAAAAGGATTTGCTTTCACCCAGCACTTTGTATCGTGCGGATCGTCTCCGTCGTCAATCTCACGAATCATGACGAAGATGCGGTCGCTCCGAACCTCGCCGGATAGAATGCGCTTGTAATAAATATCGTCCTTGTAGCAAGGTTTGTTATCAGCGTCGGTTCCGGCAGTGGTGATGATGTATTCAAGTCCTTGCCACTTCTTTCCAAGGCCAGAGGCGGCACGGTCGCGAACCGCAGATGTTTTGTGCTCGTGCCATTCCTCGATGATGATCACGGACGGCTTGTCGCCGGATTTGTTCTCCGTGTCCTTCGAGTAGAGCTTCACATCACCGCCGCGCGTCCGATGGTGGATATATGTCTTTTTTATGTCTAAGCGGCTTTTGAGTTGCGGATTTGCCGCCGCCATTTTCCAGATGTCTCCCCAGCAAGTGTTTTTCCCTTGACCCCGGTCAACCGCGACAACGGCAACAACAGGCTCGTGCTCATACTTCGCAAGCTCTGGGTGGAAAGGGGGATAGAGAGCGTCGCCGCACATGGCGTATGTTCCGACTCCCGCCGCATCTGTGGTCTTCGCTTGACCTCTCGCAATTCTGGTATAGGCTATTTTAAAGCGTCTCTCTCCGGTATCTTTGTGAACCCACCCGAAGATGCAGCCCTTGTCGAACTTCTGCCAATCCTCCATGACGATGAAACTGTCCGGGTCATCGATTCGGCGGAGCCCCTCATAGTGACGGATGATTCTGTCCGCTCTCGTTTCGTCGAAAACATAGGGGAAGTCTTCGTCTCCGACGCGTCCTAGATCATCAAGATGCCGTTTGCACGCCGCGATCTCCCACACGCAGCACGATTCACGTGCGTCCCCGTATACAACATCTGTTGCGAATTGTGTTACTGGATGCATCACTCATCACCATATAAATCATCATTGATTCCTGCCGGCTTCTTTTCGGCCTTCTTCTTCGCCATTCTCAAGCGGCTTGTTGGCGTAAGTCCGAGTTTCTCAGCGTATGCAAGACGATTCTTTTCAGCCGCCTCAACTCGCGCAAAAACACGGTCATCAAACTTGTCTTCATCGAGCTGTTTATTTATCAGCTCTTGCAACCTTTCCCAACGAGAAGAAATAACGCAGTATGCAGCAAGCATGTCTGAATCAAGGTTGTCGTGCAGCGTTATTCCTTTCATGAGCTTGATTGATTTTTCCCAATAAAAAACCGCTCTCTTGTCGTTTTTCACAAAGAACGGCATTCCCAACCTGACTTTTTCCCGCTGCAATTCAATTTCAGCAGCCTCGCGCGATTTCTTCTGGTCGGGCGTCAAATGCTTATTCGTATTCGCCATAGCGACCACGGGTTTGGGCATCTCCGACCTCCTGTTTTTCTTGTTGAATGGGGATTTTTTTTCGCAGAAGAGGGCAAGCGCGGTTCCGAAGAAAATAATTCAGAGGATTTTCACCCCTATGGAACATCCTATCCGCAAATAATCCGCTCTTATCGCATATTGAGATGTTTGTTTTTGCTCTTTAAAGTTCGAACGTCCCCACGATCGTTCGCTTACCCTTAATCGTATTGCAATGCAAGCACGCGGGTTGATGATTGCTTTCCCTCCAGAAGTTCTGGTCATACGGCCCATTGACTGGGATGATATGATCTACGCATTCAGCAAGCAGGGTGCATCCGGGTAAGTGCAGTTTGCATATCTGATGGTCGGGGTGACTTAGGTATTGCTTGCTGTATTTTGCCCAACGATAGTTGTACCCGCGCTCGTACGCTGTCCCTCTGCGTCGATCTCGTTGTTTGTATGTGATCTCCGCATCGGATTGATGTAAGTCGCAGTACTTACTCGTCGTAAGATTCTTACATCCCGCATGTGCGCAAAACCGCTTTGGTTTACTTGGCATGCTTCTTCCGCTTCCTTCTGCGCTTTCTTGGCTTATCGCATATGATCACGTTATAACCCGGTCTCTCGCACTTGTCGCAAAGACCTCCCATCAACGGGTGTACCAATATGACCGAATATCCTGCGTCCATGTAATCCTCTCGGCAACATCTACATAGACACCTTTCATCGCGGCTCATGACCCGCGTACCACACTTAACGCAAGACACGCCAGCGCAACGAAGAAGCCCACAATGCATATAGGCTTGTCCTCTGCGTAACCTTTGACAAGGCACCATGCACAGACAATAAGCAGCGCGATTGATAGTATGTTCATGCTTCCACCTCGCAAACTAAAAAGAACGCACCGACGAATCAATGCGTTCCGCTTCCCGCTTTTCACACCCCAGAACCCAGCATAACGACGCATGGCTTCGGAATGAGCAGGACATACATTCCATCCAGCTCTGTTCTTTTGCTTAAAATACGCGCTTGCAAACCGCTATTTTCCAAAACTAAAAGAAGACCCGCTCTTTCGTGAGAGGGTCTTCCTGCTCCGAACCATTATTTACAGTTCGCTTTAACGGGCTACAGCCCATACAGTTTGTTTGGTTTTCGACACTCACATACTACCACTTGTGCTTTAGCGTGTAAAGTGCAGGTTTTTTGCATGATTAAACGGAGAACTTCGCCACCGTCTGCATCTCGATCACAGCAAGTTCCGCGTCGGATTTAGCAACTAAGTCGCTGGCAATCCTCGCGGCTACTACCGGATTCGCCTTGTGCATCACAACCAGAGATTTGGCGAGTACGGTTCTCTTGCGAGATTGGATGTTCTCCACATTCGCTCTGACCGTTCGTAGGCTCTGGATATCTTTCTTCACTTGATCGGGTGTAATCATTCCGACACCGCCTGAATCCCGAACAGCAGGGAAGATAGCCGTTCGCACATTTCGTCACAGTCGCGATAAACCGTAGTCTTGTCTACGTTCTCTTTTTGCGCAATTTCCATCGGAGTATACGGCGGGTCAAGAATATATCTCGCTTCAAACTCCCTGTATTTCCTTACCTCGACAGGGTTCGTTGAGTTTAAGTAGAGTTGGGCGAGTATTCCGAGCATCGCATCCATGTGTGCGACCATCACCGCAGATCGAGCCTTTGCAGCTACAATAGCTTTCACGTCGATCTTCGCGTCTCCTTCCTCCATCATCGATTTGAAGAAATCAAAGGTTTCCGCCTCCGCCTCTTTGAGCGACGTGATAGCGTCTTTGGCGTTGAGCTTTATCTCTCGGTAATGGCGCATCAGACGCGCGGTGTTTCCGAGTCTCATGTCGATCTTCTTACGCCGCTGCTTCTTAACCTCCGATTCGTATCGGTCGATCCCGGCCTTCGCCCCAGCTTCGGCCGCAAGTTTTATGATTTCATCTTGAGTGAGTTGTTTGTTTTCCATTCGCACCATCCTTTTCGAACATAAGTATTGGCTCGCACACTCCGTGACCACAACAAACCGAAATAGCTCCATCGACATGCCCAACGCAAGCATCGTATCCTTCCGGCGTTGGCATCCTTCCGCATCTTATACACTGTCTACTGTCGTCCGCTGGTTCGCCGTTATCGGAATAAAACCACGCGCGCCCGTCTGTAGAATAAATCTCATGCCCGCGCAACGTTGTCTTTAGCGTCATTTCGCACCGTCCTTCTCCAGCAGCTCCGCGAGGTCGTAAACCTTAGTTGGCTCAAATCCTCGCAATAAATCGGATTTTTCAAAGATTGATCCAACACTTGTGAACTTTTCTAGCGGCATTGCGTCTATATCTTTTTTGTAAAACGAAGTCCATTCAATTTGCTGAACGTGAGTCGCTCCAAGTGCCATAAACGCTTTCATCAACGCCATCGCCTCGTCGGAGAAGCGCGGTGGGTCTGTGAGGTCGATAGAGGCAGGATCGCATTCTTGTAAACTGAAGCATACTTCGTTGTATTTGCAACTTTTGCATCCAAATTCATGGCTTCCGTCCCTGCACTCGTCCTGCATCTCTCCGAGCGTGATATACCGTTTCGGCTTATTCATGTGGGTTCCTCCTGCTCTGCTGAAAATCCGAGCTTGCGTCTTGCATCACGCTCAATCTCGATCATAGACTGACCTGTAACGCACCTTGCAAACTCTGTCATGGTCATATCGCCAATGTAGATAAGGTCGTATTTGTCGTTCCTGATTGAAACCTCAACGCCCTCTTTACCAAGACTATTAGTCCAACGTGAGATTGAAATTCTGTCTCTCATTCCGTCGCCTTTCCTTTCTCCCCGCGCCACATCCAATTATCCTTGCCATTCGCGCTATGGTCTACACACATGCAGGAGTTGCACGGGTCTTGATCTCCCTCACAGTCGTAGTTTGCGCAAAAATGACAGCAATTCTTCATATCCGCAACCGCCGCGTCCGCTCTGGCTTTCTCGGCATCGCGCTCGGCACATGCATCTGGATATCGCTCGACCATATTTAACGCATCGGCAATTGGTACGCCAAAGAACATGACTATTTCATAATTTCCATCAGGGATAAAAACATGTTGGCTTTCCATTCGTTCTCTGTACATGGCATGGTTTTCCGTCTGTAGCCGCTCGATCTCGCGCTGTTGGGATTCGAGGCGGTCAGCAAGCGAAGGATGATAGCAGTAGCTTTTCTTGTGCGTTCCTTTGTAGCAGAAGCAATCTTCACATGCCGTGTCTTTGCATTTTCTCAATGCCTTTACGATCTCTTCCGTTGTCAGCTCACTTCGCTGTTCCATCGGTTGCCTCCTGATATGTTTCGTCTATGATCTCGTCAATATCCGCGAATATCCACGGCATCAGCTTTGGTTCATTCGCCATCGTGGTCACTGCCTTTCTTGCCATCACTTCTCGTTTTTAATGAGAATCCTGCAATTATCGAAAATAGCACAATCCACCACTTGTTAAAATAAATCGCGCAAATAACGAATCCCGCTGTTAGCGCAATGTTCATGAGCGCAACCGCCCAGAATGCAGAGCCATGGTTCATTTGTTCTCTCCTTTCTTCTCGCCCGTCCACGGATCACCGACCATTTTCGTGGTGTCAGGGATATTGTCGCCTCGGTAGGGGTCTGGAAGAGGTTGCCATGCGATGACTTTTGCCCATGTCTCTTGCCACCCCGCCTGATACGAATCTGACCTTATAAATCCGTATCCCGCAATTGTAACCGCCCCGTTATCGAGCGAAACTAAGTAATGGCTCATGCGGCGTTGTGGGTGATCTTGCTCCGGCAACCCCTCCGAGCACGGCGTCCAGTTGGTGGCGGGTTGCTGATTTATCTCATTCGGCATAAGTCCCGTGTCTTCGTAGTCCGCAAGCCTGTCCAGCGCTGCAATGATAGGGCAAGTCCGATCTGTGTTCCGTTCGCACTTTTTGCTGTTTTTGCAGAACGACTTCGGACACATCGAGCCTGCACTCTTCAAAAACGTTCCACCGTCCCATTCGAACGGGGCGTATGGCTTATATCTCGTAGTAAGTCTGTTCATTTCGCTTTCCTCCTCATCCGTCTTTTCTCCCGCCAGCACCGCCAGTTCCAGCGCAGGATCGCGCCGAGGCGAGTGCGACCGAAAACCATCATATCCTTGAAGTCGCGGCACTCGTTGCAGAAAGCAACCCAACTACCGCCAACAATCTTATCAACTAGCGGACGCTCTCCGCACCAACACGCAACGGGCTTAATCATGCGCGTCACCGTCCATTCGTGCGAAACAGTGAGGACATCCGAGATATCCGGCTTCTTGTGGATTTGAGAACGGAAATACGAGTGTGAATCCGCAGTGCGTACATTTGTATGACTGGTCTTCGTCATCGTACTGCGGTTCGATCAGCTCCCAAGACGCATGCACGACCTCCACAACGTCGGCGGCGGGGATGGCGGAGATAGCGCCGCGTGAAATAATCCATAGTTTTTTCCCGTTTACAAGCATCGGTTGCTTGCGTGACAGCGCATCCTCACGCTTGATGTACTCTGTAGGTTTATCCATGATGCTCTCCTTTCGGTTCGTGGGCGTAGAACTGATATTCCGTTCCGTTCTTTCGCCGATATCTGAATCGGGTGTAATGGTCATCATACGAAACCATAAACGCTCTTCCGTCGTTTTTTCGACTTGCGTTTGCTTGCACGAAACCGATTATTTCCCAACGGCTTTTGCTTCCGTCGCGCAAGTCTTTTACCCAAACGGGCTTCCCGCTCATGCTCTCGACTGCATCCCATGTCAGCGGCTGCGGGTTCGACTGCTCCTGCTCGGCTTGCTCCATAGCTTCAAGACGGTCGGCGGCAACCTTAACTAATGCAGATGTATCGTTGAATCGCTCCAATCCAATCCTCGAAAACACTTCGTCGAAAATTCGTACAAGCTCTCGCAACTCAGTTACTATTTCTTGCGTAGTTGCGTTTTTGATCTGCTGGTATTTTCCCCTCGATCGTTCGAGTTCCGGCTTAAATTTATCAAGAATTTCTTTCGTCTCTTGCTCACTCATGGCTGTTCCTCCTCATCTCCCTCGGTATAAGCACGGCACCTTTCGCAGCGTTCGCAAGGCTCATCATTGGTTTCGGATTTAACGTATCCGCTGCACCAATCTCGACCGCGATCAGGCGTTCCGAATCCGTCTTTGATTTTTTCTTCAGCATATTTGCATTCGAGCGGATTATTTGCTGCGTTGATAATGTCTTCCTCCGTTTCGAAGACGTATTTCTTGTGCCAGAGGTACTTGATTACCGCCAGCATAGCGTCTTTTGTGATGCTCATGTGTGTCGGCATGTTCATCGTCTCATGAATGGCGATGGCTTTTTCTTCGTCCGTGTATTTTTCGCTGTCGATCTGCAAAAAGATCGCGCAGGCCTTACCAAGTGTCATTTCAAGCATAGTCATTCTCCCTTCTCCGCAAGCGCGGCGGCTCCAATTATTCTGTAGCGGCTCTTGTCTTTTTTCTCGTCCAAGATCGCTTGTAGCGGTCCTCTATCTTCGCACGCATACAGTTGCTTCCATCTGGTGGTTTGATGGCAACGATTCTTTGTTAGCGGCTCCTTGATAATGTACAATTCCGCATACTCAAGCACGTACATCTATTCCGCTCCCTTCTCCGCAAGCGCGGCGGCTTCGCGTTCAGCCGTTACCTTTGCAATGTACTCATCCGCTTCTTCGCCTGTCAGAAACACGTCTTTACCGATTCGCTTTGCGAGATCCATAGCTGAACTGTACGGAAATAAGAAATTCAACCACATTCTTTGTTTTGAAAATCCGGCGAATTCTCTTACGTGTTCTTTTAGCGGGCAATCGTCTGAGCAGAAGAAGCACTCCTTGTTTTCCTTGCATCTATCCTCCCCCGTATAACGTGTCCGCTCCTGCACCGCGATCACTTCGGTTCCGTCTTTGTATGGCAAAATAGTCACGCGCCCTTCTCGGTATGCGGCGGCGAGCTCTCGGAGGCGGTCGAGCTGGATGTCCTTCACAATCACGCCTCTGTCAAACATTTCGCTTTCGTAATCGTCTAAAACGTCTGTCATCCTTCCGCTCCTTCCTGCGCTCTGCCGTCATAGGGGCTATTGAGAAATCTCATAGCGCAACTGTAACAGTCCTTGTTTTTATTGCATTCCTCATCAGATATTCCTTCTCCGTAACACATTCCGAACCTATCAAACAGTAACGCCTTTTCCTCCGCGCTCATGGCGTTGATTGCGTCGTTCCACGTGAGGGGCTTCTCGCTAACAGGAATTACCGCTGCGGGCTTCTGCTCCCGCTCCATCTCCGCGATCTGCGCGAGGGCGGTGTTAATCGGAATTACCTTTCCGTCAGTTTTCCACGTTGGGAACTTACTCGAAGACTCAACATATCCATTGCTTTTTTTCCATGCGCAAATGTCTCCTTTCGCTTGCGCGTCCAGCAACGCATCCTTGTCTGCGATGGTCAGTCCTGCGTATTTCATTCGTCAGCCTCCTTTAGTTCTACCCTTAACGTTCCGCACTTCGGACAGGCATATACCCGCTGGGATTCTCCAAGTCTTCCGAAGCAATCATCGTTGCATCGGTCAAATGCTTCATCAAACTCGTATTCGGTCTGAACGAGAACATCCATTCTCGGAAACCGCCATCGTACATCTTCGTATCCACAAGCAAAACATTTCATGTGCGCTCTCCTTCCGGCTCGGTGGCGTAGAAAATCATATTGACTTGACCGTTGAGCGGCCAGAACCCGCCCTTTGAATCTACGAGCGCCCACATATTGAAGCAGCAATTGCAAACCAATACTTCCATCACGAATCCGGTTTCTTTGAACTTCACCCATACAGAGTGATTCTTTCTGGCTTTCAGTTCCTCCACCGTCAGCGGCTTCGGGCACATCCGCTCCAGCTTCTCACGCAGGGCGGCGAGATAAAGAACCAGCTTAGGACGCTTGTCCTCCCAACAAGGATGCGGTTGAGTTGATACCGCGACTCCATTTTTTATGGTTGCTGAACACCCGTACCCTCCGGCTTTAGCGTTAGAATCTCCATCGGATATTTCTTTTTCTAGCGCTTTAATCGCCGCCCGCAGCTTTTCCGTCTCGCTCATGGTTGCGCTCCCTCCCGTGGTGCAATTACCACAACTTGAAGTTTTCCGTCATTACCATGAATGATCCTGAAACGTACACCTTTTAATATCGAATGCCATTTTGTTTTCATCGCGCTCACTCTCCTTTCGCGTCCAAGTCCATTCGGTAACCGCACATTGCACAATACGGCATTCGCTCATTTCCACCGTCGTATGTTGGCTCTCCGTAATATCCGCAATGCGTACACTTCCCATCTTTCCATTTCGCATGCGCCTCTTGGCGAACGGGCTCGGCGGGAAAGTTTTCAATCAGATTAAACACTGCATCGCAATACTGGTCGTTGTCGATGAACGTTGTTCCTTTGAGTTTCAACAGCAGCTCATCTAAATTACCGTACTTCGGCATGGGTGGCTCCTTTCATGTCCACAGTCGGGCGAGAGCGGGGAAGTGATCCCCGCCCCGCGTCATATCATCAATGGCTGATCTTATCGCACACATGCCCGCAAACGTCGATTTCCCCGCAGTCCTCGCAACATCTTTCGCATTCCGTGGCGATATCACAAGACAGGTCGGCACGGGCCGGACACTCATAGTCTTCTTCCGGCGCTTTCTCGGCGGTTTCTTCGGACGGTTCTTCCGGATCGTCGTTCACCGTATCGGGATCGAAAAGGCGGTTTTCTAGGTCTTTGATCGGCTTGAGAACATAGCCCTCCACAGCGTCAAAAACCAGCTCATAGTTACCCCCTCCGACAAACCCTTCTCGCTTCTCGTTGATAGTGATGGTGGTTTTGATCGTATGCTCGAATTTCGGGATCAATACGTCACGAGCCGCGGAATACGCGGTTATGCTGTTGTCCGGCGCCTGATCCTTCGCAAGTGTGATTTTGACGGTGACAGCGAGCTTCGATTCTTCGCTTCCCTTCGCGATCATGGTTCCGATAATCCCTCGCAAGGCCGCGTCAAAGTCGTATTTGAATGCGTTAAACGTTTCTCCGTAGATGGAGAGCGGGAGCTGTTTTTCCATAATGGTTTCCTCCTTTAAATATTTCGAATGGTCACTTCGATGCGCGGTTGTCGTCCGTATTTTTTGCAGACGAGAGCTTCCACGATCTGCGAATCGTCCTTGTATGCCACGTTGTTGAGTGCATCGCACACAACCTTGAGGATGTTGTCAGCGTCCGGCTTTTTGATTGGTCGCATGTCTCCAAGCTCCATCGCGAGCTGTTTCTTCTTCGGAGCGCTCGCCGGAATCGCATAGTAAGCATCAACCCTGATGCGCAGCTGGATATCGTCATCGAATTTCATGCCGCCGGATTGAATGCGGCATTCGGTTGAAATAAGGTTTTCGTAAAGTACAGTAGCGTCCGGCGTTCGTGTGGTTACGAAATTACCGCGCTTTGCGAACTTCGGCCGTCCTTTTCCTTGCGGATTTCCGAGAACTGTAAAATTGATCGTCATGTTTCCTCCTCGTCAAGCAGTGACTGTTGTTCTGGGAAAACGTCCTTCGGGACTTTCACCGTCTCAAACGCCTGATCCGTGTACCTCGTGTACGAGGCGTTCCAGACAAGATTGACGTCGCCCGTGCGCCCGTGTCGGTTCTTCCCGATAATGAGCGTGGTCTCTTTGCATTCGGGCGATTCATCTTCGCGGTGCAAGAGCAGAATGACATCCGCGTCCTGCTCGATCGCTCCGCTTTCGCGAAGATCTGACACCACGGGCCGCCTCCCGACCGACTGCCGGCTCAGCTGAGAAAGCACAACCACCGGGCATTCGATCTCGCGCGAAAGGATTTTCAGCGACCTCGTTATCATGCCTAAGTCCTCGGTGCGCGTGCTGTTTTTTCTCACAGGTGTTCGTATAAGCTGGAGGTAGTCGATCACGATGCAATCCAGCTTTCCGGCGGTCTGCTTTGTTTTGTACGCCTGTGCGATGATCTGGTCAACGGTGAGGCTCGCGCGGTCGTCGATGAACAATCTCCACTTCGCTATCCGGCCTTGCGTGTCGATAATGGCATTGATTACCTTGCTTTCGCCACGGTACGCTCCATATGGATCAACCATCGCCTCCGATAGATTGATTCTCTCGGAAACCTCAACCGCCGACATTTCCAGCGTGCTGAGCAGCACCGTGCGATCCGTCCTCCCAAGATTTGCCGAGATATTGCATGCGAGCGCCGTCTTACCGATACCAGGGCGAGCGGCAATGATGTACAACCGACCGGGATATAGTCCCCTCGTGTACGCGTCGAGCATGCGAAACCCTGTAGGGATTCCGCGTGAGTTATCGCCAAGACGATTCGTCACTTCCGGCAAGCAGTCTTCAATGCGCACGATTCCCGATGATCCAATCGACCCGACTTCGTTCAAAACCGACCGCGCGGTGTCAATATAGGTGCCCTCTCCGTTCTGCGCCTCAGCCGCGGCTTTTCGCATCCCCGCGATGAACGTCCTCGCTTTTCGCGCGCCCTGCACCGCCTCGATGTAATAGCGAACGTTTGCCGCAGTCGGAACGAATGTCACGAGATCAGCGACAAACTCAACACCGCCAGCCGCTCTTAGCTTTCCTTTCGACTCAAGCTCGGTAGTCAGCGTGACCAGATCGACGGCTACCTCGGATTGCCACAGAGCTTTAATCGCCTTGAACACCTCGCGCGTTTGCGGTGACGTGAAGTCCTCGTCAACCATCTCACCGCATACAACGGGGAGACACGACGAATCGATCAGCGCAGATCCAAGCACAGAGCGTTCAGCATCAGACATCATTCGATCAGGTTTCCTTTCTCGTCGAGCCGCGGCGCGGGTTTCGGCGGAACGTTCGGGTTAATCTTCTGCGCCGGGGTAATTTCGTCGTCGTAGCTTCCGGCGTTTAGGTATGTAGCGGGGTATGGGATGAACTGTCCGTCCTGCTTTTTCCACTCCGGCGTGTTCATGTGCTCGCTGACAGATCCGATCAGCTTGTCGATGGTCGGAGCGTCCTTCGACCGAGCAAGCTTCTCAAAAGCTCGCCTTGCCGCATCCTTGGATTTCTTCTTAGGGTAGGCGTTCCAAAATTTCTCAAAATCCGAAGGTGCAAGAGTATATGTGTTTATATCTGGTTTACTATCTGGTAATGGTTGGTCGTTTTTGTCCAATGAGTTGGACGATTCTGTCCAATGGGCGTCTCGTTTTTGTCCAATGACTACACGGTTTTCAATGACAGATAAGACGCATTCTTCAAGCGAGAACCAGCGTGTTCTATCCTGCCCGCTTTCGTTGTAGTTGCCGATGATGACCGCGCCGCTCTCCTTAAGGCTCTGCACAATGCGGTCGATCTTCTTCCTGCTCCAGAACGGGAATATCTCCGTGAACGCCTGTGCGCTGTTGTACGTCCAGTATCGTCCGTCGTGAAAGTGTTTCTTATTCGCTGCATTATGCTGAATCCAGAAGTACAGATGATTCAGCAGCACCGCTTCTTCTACGCCGTATCGCTCGGCGAGTTTTGTGTTGAATGAGTAGTCCATGTTTATCCGTCTCCTTCAAGAAGATTGAGTTGTGAGTATTCCGGGTTCTTTACCGGGTTAATCATCAGATTCGTTGCCTTTTCAAAGAACGTTCTGTCGATTTCAAACCCATAAGAATCCCGCTTGAGTTCGTATGCTGCCCGAAGCGTTGTTCCGCTTCCTGCGACCGGGTCAATGACAACGTCTCCTTCGTCCGTGAATATCTCAATCAAACGCTTGAGAACAGCAACAGGCTTTTGCGTTGGGTGAATTTTCGGATAGTCTTTTGAGCTGTCGCGCCTCCACTCAAACCAGTTGAAAACCATTTTGCCGTTGTTGTTGAACTTCGGCAGTTTGTCGCGATACAGAACTACGGCATGCTCTGTTGCCCCGACTATCTTCATATTCGCCTTGAGCACTTGCGCAGAATAGTTCTTGATGAAGAAAATCGGGAAACTGTGCATAAATCCGTACTTCGCTCCATATTCAACGACCATTGGAATTTGGTCGAAAGAGCAAAACACGATCATGGCCGGGGCTTTTCCGGCTTCCTTTGGCTCTTTGATTAGCAACGTGCTGCAAAAGTGCATATACTCTGCAATTCGGAAATCGTTGTCCGTGTTAAAGAACGCCTTTCCTGCTTTCTCGCTCTCTCCATTTTTGTTGTCTCCGTCCTTATACCACATCGGGTTGCTCGCATAAGCAGCGTTCCCAAGGTTGTACGGGATATCCGCTATGACGAGCTGCGCTTTCGGTATGCAGTACCGCTTGAAATTCTGGAAATGGTCTCGGTAAAGCTCGATTTTAGGCTGTCCCATATTTCTCCTTAGAACGGGATGTCATCGCTCTGGATGTCGGTGAATCCGGCCATGTCACTTTCAGAAGTGTCTTCCTGCCGATATTCCTGCTGCTTGGGCGAGAGGAATTCGACCTCGTCCGCCTGCACGTCCAGAGCCATGCGCGTTGTTCCGTCCTTCGCCTCATAGGTGCGCGCCTGCAGTTCGCCGATGACGGCGACCTTGCGGCCCTTGCTGAGGTAGCGGGCGCACGCTTCGCCCAGCTGACGCCAGGCGTTGATGCGGAAGAAGTCTGTCGGACGCTCTCCGCCCGCGCCGCTGGCAAAGCGGCGGTTGACCGCGATGGTGAAGGAGCAGACGGTGACGCCGTTGGGCGTGGAACGCACTTCCGGGTC